GATTATTCCCCGTATGGCATGTTGGAACCGATTATCTACATGAAATTGGCAAGAATTGGTATGATTACTTGGTGTCTAAAGGCGTAGAATTTAAATGGGAAACTAAAGTCACAAACATTGATTTTGAAAACCAAACAGTTCATTACCCTAAAGTAGCAGAAATGGATAGTAAAGATTTACCTGAAGATTTACGTTGGGTACATAGTGAAACCTTAAAATATGATACACTTATATTTGGCGTAGGTAAATCAGGAATTGACTTTGGAAAACAATTAGCAGAACAATATGACTTACCAACTGAACCTAAATCTGTACAAATTGGTGTGCGTTTTGAAGCACCACAAGAACACTTTCAAAAATTAATTGACATTAGTTATGATTTTAAATTATATCAAAAGTTTGAAGAAAAAGGCGTATCATTAAGATCATTTTGTACAAACAACAATGCAGCTTACGTTGCAGCTGAACACACTTATGGTGATGTTAGTTACAATGGACATGCTAAAAAAGATGAGACATACAGAAATGACATGACTAATTTTGGTATATTAATGGAAATTAGAAACATTAATAAACCATTTGATTGGTCAAGAAAAGCAGTAGACAAATTACAACATGAAGGTGTAGGAATGTTTTACTCACCATCACAAAGAGTACCATCTAAAACGTCAGAAGGAGATTATGTAGAAACCCATGTTGTAGACAGTATTGATGTTTTATATGATGCCATTGGGGATTATGCTGTTCACATTGAAGATTTTATAATGGATTTAGAAAAAGTATTTCCAACATTAGGTAAAGATTGGGGAATTTACATGCCCGAAGTAAAATATTTGTCACCTGAACCTTTAGTTAACTACGATGATTTAAGTTTAACTAGGTTTCCTAACGTACATTTTGTAGGTGATGCATTGTCAGCAAGAGGCATTACAGTGTCAGGAGCTCAAGGTACTTATGTTGCAGAATCACTATTAATGTTAGATAAAGAAGTTAATGATTTTTTAAATGATCCTGTTAATAATAAAGAACCACATGAAATGGGTGATATACATGAAAATCTTATAGGGGGTTTAACAATGCCTAAAGAAAATACTAATAAATTAAAATAATGAATTTAACAAAAGAACAAAAAGCAGACGCATTAGCTGAAGAAATCCAAAATATTAAAAAATGGGTTAATCCTAAAACTAAAGTAAGAAAAGTATCTAAAATTGAGGAAGATGGAACTAAAACAATAGCACGTGTTTTAGATTATGGAAACAGAGCAGTATTCCATGATGAAGATGGTCCAGCTTTAATTAATAAAGAACAAAAAAGAAAAGAATACTATTTAAATGGTATTGAATTTACTTATGACGATTGGAATGAAATAATGAAAGGTAAAGAAGGCCTACCTTGGTATAAAAAACCTGCTGCTAAAGGACAAAACCACAGAAATTAATATGAAGATAGGATTTTGCGGAACAATGAGTGTAGGAAAGACTACACTAGTAAACGCTTTAAAAGAATTACCAGAATTTAAAGATTACACTTTTAGAACAGAACGTTCTAAATATCTTATGGAAATGGGTATTCCTTTAAATACAGACAGTACTTACAAAGGACAATTAATTTTTACAGCTGAAAGAGCAGCAGAATTAATGCAAGAAAAAATAATAACAGACAGAACAATAATTGATGTTATGGCTTTTTCTAACTTATCAACATCAATGAAAGAACATGAAAAATTCTTTTTAAACACTGCATTAACCCCCTTAATAGATGAGTATGATGTTTTATTTTATGTTTCTCCTAAAGGAGTTGAAATAGAAGACAATGGGGTTAGAGAAACAGATGCAAACTATAGAATGGCTATTGATAGAGAAATAAATTCAATTATCCAAATGCATAGAGGTAATGCTATAACAATTATAGGCACTGTAGAAGAACGTATAGAGCAAGTTAAAAATACTATAACCCAATATGTATAACATATGGCACAACCTAACATAAAACAAATTATAAAACAAGAGTACATTAAATGTGCTCAGGATCCTATCTACTTCATGAAGAAGTATTGTTGGATTCAACATCCCACAAGAGGACGTGTTCAATTTAATTTATATCCTTTTCAAGAAGGTACATTAAAATTACTTCAAAAGAATGACAGAAGTATTATCCTTAAATCTAGACAGTTAGGTATTTCAACTTTATCCGCGGGTATTTCATTGTGGATGATGGTATTCCAAAAAGACAAATCAATACTTGTAGTTGCAACTAAACAAGACACTGCAAAAAACTTAATAACAAAAGTTAAGTTTATGTATGACAATTTACCTTCATGGTTACAAATTGGTTTTACAGAAAATAATAAGTTAGCATTAAAGTTAAAAAATGGTTCTCAAGCAAAAGCAGTCTCCGCAGCAAGTGATGCTGGTAGATCGGAAGCAATTTCTTTGTTGATTATTGATGAGGCTGCCTTTATTGAACAAAATAGAATTGAAGAAATTTGGGGTGCATCACAACAAACACTGTCAACGGGGGGTAAAGCAATTGTTTTATCTACACCAAATGGTACAGGTAACTTTTTCCATAGAATGTGGAATAAAGCAGAAGAAGGAACAAACGGTTTTGTCCCAATTAAATTACATTGGTCTGTCCATCCAGAAAGAACCCAAGCATGGAGAGACAAACAGGATGATGAGTTAGGTTTAAGAATGGCAGCACAGGAATGTGATTGTGATTTTACAACCTCTGGTAATACTGTTTTTGAAACAGAAATAATGAAATTTATTGAAGCTTCAAATATATGTGAACCAATTGAAAGAAGAGGTATAGAGGGAGGATTACACATTTGGGAATACCCCGACTATTCAAGAAATTATATGATAACTGCCGACGTTGCTCGTGGTGACAGTAAAGATTTTTCTGCCTTTCACATTATAGACATTGAATCTTCAAAACAAATTGGTGAATTTAAAGGTCAAATTGGTACTAAAGAATTTGGACATATGTTAGTTTCAATTGCCACTGAATTTAATAATGCATTACTTGTAATTGAAAACGCCAACATAGGATGGAATACAATTCAAGTAGTAATTGATAAAGGTTATCAAAATTTATATTATTCACCTAAAGGAGATGCAGCAACAAACGCAGATTCATTTTTAGCTAAAGGATACGATATAACAGACACAACAAAAATGGTTCCTGGCTTTACAATGTCAATGAAAACAAGACCATTAACAATAGGAAAATTAGACGCTTACTTAAGAGAAAAATCAATATTAATTCAAGGAAAAAGAACATTGGAAGAAATGCGTACTTTTATTTGGAAAAATGGAAGAGCAGAAGCACAAGGTGGTTACAATGATGATTTAGTAATGTCTTTAGCAACAGCATGTTATGTAAGAGACACAGCATTAAAATTTGCTCAACAAGGAATTGACATTACAAAAGCAGCATTAAGTAATTGGTCAAAAAGTACCCCAGGCATTTATGTGGGGGGAACAACTAAAAAAGATGCAGGTTGGACACAAGATTTAGGAGAACATGGACAACAAGATTTAACTTGGCTCCTTTAATATGTATTAAAAACAATAAGAATGGCAGACACTAGTTTATTTACCAGATTAAGAAGATTATTTTCAAACGATGTTATTATCCGTAACGTTGGGGGGAAACAACTTAAAATTATGGACACAGGTAGGATCCAAAAATATGGAAACCTAGCAACAAATTCACTTTATGATAGATTTACACGTTTACACAAACCTGTAGGATCCTCATTACAATATAACCCTACACTGAATTATCAGTCAATGAGACTTCAGCTTTATAGTGATTATGAAGCAATGGATCATGATCCTATTATCGCAGCTGCTTTAGATATAATGGCAGATGAAACAACTACTAGGAATGAATATGGGGATGTTTTAAACATTAATTCCTCAGATGAAAATGTTAGAAAAGTATTACAAAATTTATTTTATGATGTTTTAAATATTGAATTTAATTTAGCTACATGGGTTAGAAATATGTGTAAGTATGGAGACATGTATTTAAAAATGGAGGTAAGTGAAAAATTTGGTGTTTATAATGTTATACCTTTGTCAGTGTATGAGGTAGTAAGAGAAGAAGGAACCGATCCTGAAAATCCAGCTTATGTTAGATTTACAATGGATCCTAATGGTTTAGCTTCAGGGGCAACTAATACAATTAGAAGAGATCAATTTACATTAGAAAATTACGAAGTCGCTCACTTTAGATTACTTACAGATTCAAATTATCTTCCTTATGGTAGATCATATCTTGAACCATCTAGAAAAGTATTTAAACAATTAATGTTAATGGAAGATGCTATGTTAATTCATAGAATTATGAGAGCACCTGAAAAAAGAAC